TTTAATTCTGAATAGTTTAAGTTTTCAGCTTTTAAACCTCCAAAATATTCGGGGTTTATCTTTTTTAATTCTTCTAAAGCCTTTTTCTTGTCATCTAACGATGTTACATTACTATCTAAAACGTCTTTAAGTTTTGCAACTTGCGATACCTCCGTGCTGATGCTTTTTGAAACTTCTTTACTAATATTTGCATAAGAATTTGAAGCAGACAACATTTTATTTGTTGTCAAATAATGTTCTGCAACTATTGCTACAAGTCCAGCTATTGCCATTGTAGCCAATCCTGCTGGGCTAATCAAGGCAGTAAATCCTGTTGCTATTGCTGGCAAAACCGTACCTGCTAAGGCAAGCAAAGGAGGTAAGACAATTGCCATCCCGCCGATGACTACAATCGCTTTTTGTGCTTCGGGTGATAGCTTACTAAATCCTTCGGCTAAATCAGTAAGGTATTTGCTTGCCTGTGGAATAACCGTTTTTAAGTCAAGATTTTTAACGATGCTGTCTCCAATCGTGCGGAGATTCATTGTTACGCTGTCTTGTAGGTTAGAATACAACCCCGAAAGGGTAGTGGATTGGTTTGCAGTCATATTAAAAAACTGCCCACCTGTCGAAGTCATTGACGCAAAAGCTTGTTCAAGATTGTTAAATCCAATCTTGCCATCTTCTGTTAGTTTCTTTACTGCTTGCTCCGATACGCCAAATTGCTTTGCAAGTTCCGCTATAATCGGAATACCTCGACCTGTTAATTGATTAATATCTTCGGCAAATAAACGACCTTGTACTCTTGCCTTTCCGTAGATTTCGGCTAAATCTTTGATGTTAATTCCAACCCCTGCGGAAATATCACCAATCATTTTCATCTGCGGAATAATCTGCTGTTGAGCAAATCCAAAGGCAAGCAAAGACTTCCCAGCCCCTGCAACTTCTTCAAATTGAAATGATGTAGCGAGATTATAGTTTTGCAAGTCCTTCATTAGCGTTTTGCCGTTCTCCATCGAACGTAACATCGTGCCGAAAGACATTTCTAAAGACTCAAACTGTGCAGACGTTTGTAGGGCGTTTTTCCCTACTAAAGCCAAAGGTGCGGAAATAGCAAGCGACAAACTTGTGCCGATTTTCTCAGCACGTTGCCCGAATTTTGATAGGCGAGATTCGGCGTTGTTCAATCCTCTTTGTAGTGCGGCACTATCAACGCCTATTTCAAGAAAAAACGAACCAAGTCCAGCCATAATTATAGTTGTTGTGTGGATTTATTTTGCAGTTCGCTGATTTTCTTTAATTGTTCCTCAGCAAACTGCGTATTAAATAGTGCTACATAATCAACTTTCTCCTTTTCAGATGGTAGTTGCATTATTTTTTCACGCTCTAAGTGTGTTTTCCGTTCGGGTACAGAATTAGTTTGCCAGTAAATTATCTCACGAGTATTGAATAATTGAAACTCATATTTCTCGTTTGATACCTCCGCAAGTAATTCTAAATCGTAAAGCGTTAAGCAATCAAGTTCGTGTGGTCTTATTCCATGACCCCAAGCGAGTTTGTCAATTCCTCGCCAGTAGTCAAACCAATCGCTTTTTTTTTGTCGTTATCGGCTTGTGTTTCCTCGTCTGCTTTTCCTTTTAGCTTTTCAGAAAACTCTTGTGCTGTCATTCCAAAAATATTCATACAGAGTGCTGTACTAATCTTTTCGTCATCGGCCTTTGATAAAGGAAACTCGTCGAGCGTCATGTCAATTTGCTCAACTGGCATTTCCTTAAACTTTTCAAGTCCTTTTTGCTGAATTAGTGCGTTTTCGTAGGCAAACTTTAATAAATATGAATAAAATTCGTATTGATTACCTGCCTCGATAGCAATATAAAACAAGTCGCTCGGATTACATTTGAAGTACTTGGTAAGGTGTCTTATTGTATAAGTCCCTACCAAGCACGTTCCAAGTCCGTTTATTTCAAAGGGTTTGTTTGTCATCTTATGCGTTTACTCCTACGGTTAAATCTCCAATAAATCCTAATTCAGCTGAGAAAGAAAGTGCTTCCTCTGTACCCGAAGTAATTTCAAAAGAAATAATCTTTACCGCCCCTTGATAGGTAGTATCACCTGTAAGCGAATTTTTAATTAGTACGGTCTTTGTTGCTCTCGTTCTAAATGCCGTAACAATGTCATTGATATTGCGGTTGTTGGCGCCTGGTTGGAAATCAACTTTACCATCAATGCTTAGAGTAAAAGACAAAAGACCCATGTCGAAATCTTCAAAACCATCATTGTCTTTAGTCGTAAAATCAATTTTGTTTCCCGAACCGCTAATATTAATGTTATTTAAGTGAGCAACTAATTTGTTGGTAGCTGTCTCAATAAAATACATTTTATGACCAGATGCGTTAGTTTTTGCCATGTTTTTGTATAGTTGTGTAGATTTATACTTGTTCTAATAAATGCTCTATAATTATAACCTTGCGGTAAATTGTCTGTGCTATTTGTACTAAAGGCTCAAAACTATAATCTGTTAATTTCTTTGTACTGACGATATTAAAGCCTGTAATCGTAACTCCGCTTTGCCCTGCCTGCGGTATTGCTGCCTGCAAAATGTTATCAACTATCAAATCCAAATCTTTACGTCCACCAAAGCCATCAATGTAAGCCGTAACGATGTCAATATTAATAGTTACCCGATTATCAAACGACGTTTTTGTGTTTTCGCTGTTTGCCGTTTGCGAATCTAAAATAATATAAGGCTTGCTTGCTGCATCGGGTGCTTTTGCATCAAAAACAGTATATCCAAGACCGCTTAATAGCGTGTAATATGCTTTGCGTACTGGATAGGCTGTGTCTTTCATCGTCTGTTGCGTCCGCTATATTTTGTAACTGTTTTTTTAATTTGCTCTTTTAGTTTTTGCGTTTCCTCCATAAAGGCTGGAATCAAAAAAGGCTGTGCCGACCTGTTAATTGTTCTTGCTCCTGTACCTTTAAACTCGCTTGCAAAGTCTGAAAATCCGTTAGGTATTTCAATGTTTCCGCCCGTGCCAAACTCGATAAAGGGTGCATAAAACTCTGTTGCTCCAACTTGACCGGTAGCTTCGGCATAATTCATGCGGTGATAAATCGACTGTTTTAATTTACCTGTATCAACTACGACTTTGCTCTTTGCCGTTCCCTCAATATTTGTTGTGGCTCTAAAAACGTCTAAGGTTAAATCTCGTTTAAGTTCTTTAGAGTAAGCACCCATGTTTCTTAAAATTCCTGCTAAACCTCTTGTATTTGCCATTATCGTTTGACTAATGTAAGTTCTAAGATTAAATTTCTGTTCATTACGTTTTTAACTCCGATAATCGAAAGAAACTCATTATTAAATTTAGCTAAATGCGATTCGTTTGGTATTCTACCGGTCTCGTATCTCATCTTAATTTTAAAAGTATCAATATATTCAACTTTTGCACCTTCAAAAACTTTTTTACTTGTCTCAACTTCTACTTTACATAGCATTTCAAAGGCAAGTGTTTTTGTGCTTGTTACATACCCTCCTGCATCGTCTTTTGTTGCCGTAGTGGTATAAAACTCTATTTTGTCTCTTAACTCGCCTGCGTTTAATGCTAAAATATCCATGATGGTCGATACATTGCGGCAGTTGTTCGCCAATTGTTAGGTAAAAGTTTCATTCCTGCTCCGCTTAAAGAAATGCCTGTGCGTACTTCAAAGTTTTCTGAAACGTGTTTAGCAATCGCTAACTTTAAATCTGTCGGGGTGTTTACTCCGTAGCCTGCTGTATAAACCAATACAAGACCGTTTGGGAAATCACCTGTAATTATTTTTTTGTCTTGACCCTTTAAAGTATATCCTGTATTTAGCGTCAAAGTATTATCGTCATTGTCTTTTGCACTTGTGATTGCAATTATTTTCGGGTAGGGTAGGCGAGTGTCTCCGTATGCTGCCGACCATTCCGCTGTAATTGTTTGTAAAACCAATGATAAACAAGATGCTTTTTCTACTTCTTCACGGGCTGCGATAATCAAATCATTGAGCAAAGTATCGTGGGTATCAGTACTAATTGAAAGATAGCGTTTAACGAATGCTGTGTCTACGACCTCAGCACCAGTTTTAACTCTTATTACGTCTATCAAATTAGTTTGTGCCATCTTCGATTTTTAACTCTTTAGT